GTTTTCCTCAGACGCTGCCGGTATGGCAGCAGGCACCCTCCCAGGCTTCATCAGTTCGCGTTAGCGGGCGTCTCGGTGTGTCTTGCGTGTGTGGCATCCATGACACAGACACTGGCCTGCAGCAACGTCGTAGCGGCTCCTACCATCCATGCACCGATCCGTACCTTCCATCACTGGGGATACGTGGTCAGCATGGGCTTGCCCCTTTTGTGAGCAGACCACGCCGCAGGCTTGGCACTGCCATGCGTCACGGATCAGCACGGCTTGACGCCACAGTCGATGACGCTTTGAGCAATAGCCACGGGCTGCCGCGTTTGGCCTGGTGCTTTCGTCTCGCTGTGGGCGTGACGCACGCAGACGCAGCGGCCTGTGGCATGGGATGCGTTGGGGCATTAGCTCTTCAGACTGACGATGCCGAGAGTGCCTGTGCTGTTCGTGGTAGCCGAGACGATCTTGAGAAACGACACGGCGAACACCGCATCGGGCAGGGCGTAGATCCTGCCGTCCGTGCTCGAGGGGGCCAGCGTGATGTCGGCCGCCGAGCCGTCCGCCCCGTACATGCGGCGGAACGCACCGTCCACACTGGTGCCGCCCCACATCTGCAGCGTGGCACTGTTGGTGCTCATGGTGCCAAGGGACACGACACCACCAGCCATATCGTCCAGCCTGAGCGTGGTGGCCAGCGTGGTCGTGCTGTGCAGCACGATGCTCACGTCACGCTCGTACCGCTTGATCTTCACATGGCTCATGGTCTATCTCCGTGGCTCGGGTCTGGCCCGCATCGTGGCCTGAGTGTCAGGGTATGGCGAAATGCCGTACGTCTTGCAGTTAGGCGGGCTCGGGCGGCAGCAAAGCCGCGACATCCGACCAGGGCATTACCTCCACCGCCTGTCCGAGAATGCTCTGGTCTGCCGCCTGCCACATGGCATGGAGCAATCCGCCAGGGCCGACCTCTGTTAGAACACGCGCCGACAAAAACCACCGCCCATCCGCGAGTTGCCCGGCGACGGGGACGCAGTTGGGCGTGCCGACCTGTGCGTGTAGTTCCGTCAGCCGCTCGGCAATCGGACGCGAGAATACCAGCACCAGTGCCGACGAGTCGGCGTAACTGATCGGCAACGCTAAATCTGTCAGATTCACGTTGTCCTTCCGATGGCAGTTTGAAAGTCAGTCATCGCCGTGTTGTATGCCGCAACATCGTCGGCCGTAAGTGCCGCGCCGATGCTGTATGCGTAGATCGTCGCAGATGAAACCGATACGGGTGTGCCTGCCGAGTTCAGCGCAAAAATCCACAAATCGTTGGGATGAGTGCCAGGCGTTACGCTGGCGGCGGACGAGCCGGTTTCAGTCGCGCCGCGATAAACTTTTAGATCTGTATCGCCGCTGCGAGTGACGGTGCGCAGGCCGCCAGGCCACGCGCTGGATGACTCGTTGACGTTGACAAAAGCTCCCCCGCCAAATATGACGCGATTTTGGGCGAGCCCAGCGTTAGCGCGAACCGCCAATAAAAAGAAATCAGAGCCTGAAGCCGAGCCTATCAGATACCGTGTTGTGGTGTCCGTTACTGTCGCGCCCTTGTGATAAACCGCGATGTGGCCGGTAGTGGCGGTGATGTCGGCAGGGTCTAGGTCGGTGTCAAGATAGGCGTTTCCCGTTCCGACGAGTCCTCCGGTCAGCGTGTAGTCGCCAGAAACGAACGGCGATTGACCGCTAACTGCGATATTGGAGTCCGTTAACCCGCCCAACTGTGTGTCTGTGCTGCTGGAGTTTCTGTAGAGGGGAACCAGTGCGGCCGAAAGATTGTCGCCGCACATGAGACTCAAACGTCTGAACTTTGCTCGCAGCCCGGCTGCAGCGTCGATCCGGCGGCAGAAACGACTCACGGCCGACAGCGTGGAGCCGCTGACGCTTCCCCCGTTGGCAACAACGCGAGCGGCCCAAGATGCCGCCTCGGGGTGCAGCGTTTGTCTCGGTCGCAGCGTCCTCGGGCTCATGGGGCTCATTGGTTGTCTCGCATGTGCTTCATCTCGTACAGCAGTTTCGTCTGCTCGGTGACTGCCTTGCTGATCTCGCTCTGCGTCTCGCTCAGGCTGCGAACGAACACTCGATGTTCTTCGACCAGCGGGATCAGCACGTCATTGCGAAGCACCCAGCCAGCCGCCAGAGCGACCACGACCGAGAATCCGTAGTCACGTAGGGCCGTGTAGAGCGTGTCCTTCGTCGCATCGGTCACGACAGGGCCTCCAGCATCTCGACTCGGTTCTCCAGCCAGCGGCGAATCAGGATTTTCACGATCTCGGAGATGATGGCCGCCAGGATGATGCTGGCCAGAAACCCCATGCCGTACTCGGCACGCTCTTGCCGCTCGAGGCTCTTGGCCAGGTGCTGGCCCACCACGGCTGTCTGCTGCGGATCGCACTGGTACAGCACGGGCACGGGCCACTTGCGGATGGCACCGGCAATGAGCCGCTCGCCCCGCTTGCGGCCGATCAGGTACCGCTTGGCGGGGAGCTCGCCCCACACGGCGTCGATGAGTTCTTGGCGGGTCATTTCGGGCAGTCCTTGCACACGCTTACGGGCTTCTTGCCGGTGCCGTCGCACACGCTGCACTTGATGACGATGCGGCCGTCTCCGACTTTTCCGGTCCCGTTGCAGTTTTCGCACTCGCCAGCATCGGGCGTCGGCGTCGGCCGGATCTCTTGCCGCATCTGGATCGCCATGCGTGCCGCTTCGCACGCGAGATCAGCAGAAACGCCCTGGTCGTCGGGGATGCTGAGCACGCAGCCGACGGACACGATCACGAATGGGAGCATCCACCTCATCACAGAACTCCGTCTAGCCAGTTCTCTGGCATGAGCGACGGCCGGAAGCCGTTGAACCCGGCCACGGCGTACGAGTCGCCGCCAGCACACATTGAGTCGATCACGGAAGCATCCACCCAGCCCGATGTCCGCTGAAACGCTGGCGGTGCCTTGTCGTCCACCGGGCCGTCGTAGCAGTCGCCCCACGAGTTAGGCACCCGCAGGGCGGGCCGATCCCATCGCAGGTCGCAAGCCATTAAGCAATGAGCCCACGTCCCCATGGGTGTGAGCCAGCCCCCGCCGTACTTGGCGTCCTTCCTGAACGTCATCGAGAATCCACGCATCGAGCACAGGTACACCGGGTACCCGTTGCTGATGGCCTTGGCACAGTCCTCGAAGTTCCTCACCAGCGTGACTTCGGCCACCTTGTGCTGGGCGGCGTGGGGCTCGAGGTTGCTCGGCAGTCCGTCCCGGCCAAGCGTCCGCTCTTCGGTTCCGCTCAGCTGCTTGTCCCACCGCTTGCCGCCGTAGTCCTGGCCGTAGTGCAGCGTGCCGAAGTCTCTGATGGCCTTGGCGGCATGAAAGCCTGTGCTGCCGTCACCACCACCATTGCGAGATAGCCCACGGGCCTCGACACGAGACAGCCCGTAGACCACGCCCTCGATGCAACGGCCACCCCATGTCTCGGGCTCACGCCGCAGCCAGATGTCACAGGCCGCCAGGATGTCCACGGCCATCGCCGTGCCCCAGCCGACGCACGAGCCGATGGGCTGCGAGCCACGCCGCCACGCCGGCATGCTCTTGAGCAGCAGCTGCGAGAGCGACACGTCGTGCTTGGCGGTCTGCAACTCAGCCCCGGCCTCGGCCATCGTCGGGCGGGGCAGAGACGACACGAACGCCTGGGCACCTGTCGGATCCGGCGTGTAGCCAAAGAGCGGCACGAAGGCCATCGGTCAGCCCCCGTTCATGCCAGCCCAGGCGATTGCCTCGGCGAAGTCCTTGAACCGCTGCCGCATGGAAGCATCCACCGGCACCACGTCTCGGCCGATGGCGGCGTTGTACGCCTCCTCGACGGCGTCCCGCAGGCCGGGGATCTCACCGGGCTGGTGCCGGCCGATCCGACGCCAGGCGATGTCCAGGGCCAGGGCCGTGAACGCACGCAGTGAGCGGGTATCGGTGAAGGCCACTTCGGTCGTCACGGCGTCGCCGGCCACGACCACGCCAGCCTTCGTCCACGTCTGTGCCCAGAGGGCACGGTCAGCCGGGTTCAGGCTCGCCAGGGCCTTTGCCACGGGCGTCACGAGTCGCTGCATCTCATCACTCGGAGTCGAGACAGGATAGGAAGGCACGGCCGGCGTGCTCGGCAGGCTCGGCATCGGCACATTGCCCCATGCCGCGGCGATCAGGAGGGCGGCGGCTGCGAGCCGGCCGAGGGCTGGCCCGTTGGCCTTGGCGGCTTCGGCGGCCTTAGCGAGGTACCCAGCGATTTGCTGCCGGTACGGCGCAGCGAGGAAAGCAACTGCCGCCACCACGGCGGCGGCGCGAATGAGTGACTCATGGCTCACCGGACGGCCTCCACTTGGCTCATCACCCAACGCACGAGGGCCTCACCCTGCGGCGTCTTGAGCACGGCGGCCAGCTTGTTGACGAGCTCGTCGTCAACGCGGGCGTGCGTCTGTGCGGCCAGCCACTCAACGGCGTCGGCCACGATCAGCGAGCGTCGATACGGGTCGGGCTCGGCCATGAACCGCTGGCCGTAGCCGATGAGCGGGGCCCACCGCTGCAGCAGCATCAGCGACTGCCACAGGTTCAGGCCGTTACCGTACTGCTCGAGCTCTTTGGGCGTGGCACCGTAGTCGGGCATGGCTAGTCCTCCTCATCGGATTCTGCCTCCCCCCCGGCATCCTCTTGCAGTGGCGTCACATTGATCGTCTCGTTCAGCCAGTCATACGCAGCGTCATAGCTGTCCTTCGCTTCCTCGAAGGCGTCCTTGCGGTCTAGGCGAAACGGCTGCTTGAAGACCTCTTCGTCGATGAGTTTTCCGCTGCCGTCGGTCATGTAGATGTATGCGTACTGCTGCCCATACTCCACGACGATTCGACGCAGCACGTCCTCGCGGCCCTTCGGTGCCATGGTCATCGGTTGGCCTCCCACAGGTCTGCATCGCCGTCGTACCCGGCCGCCTCTTTAGTCTCGTGATCGAGCGGAATCCTCTGGATGCTGACGTGCCGTGTCTTCGTCACCCTGCGATCCTCACGGGTGTCGTCGCTCCACGTCGCCTGAATCTGCAGGCAGGCGTCTCGGATCTCGGTGGTCGTCGGATCCCGCTGACGTACGGGCTTGGCCCTGAGCTTTCGGTCGTGCCGGCGGGGCAGCTGCCACACGACGGCCAGGCGTATGACTTGGTCCCGTGAAATAGTCCACCGTTCGCACAATGCCCGCATCGGCATGTGCGTCGCCCAATCAGCACGGAACGCCGTCAGGCTGATGGTTGCGGTGTCGCCTCGCATGGCTCCATCCACGACACGATCGTTCTCATCGACGGACACACATACAGCATCTGCCCAGTGGCCCGGGCGATGCTCTGGTGGAACGGCACATGCTCGCAGTCCGTCGTGCCGTCGTACGTGCCGGCCAGGTAGGCATCGGTGCGGTAGATCGCCATGCCGCCGAACGCACTCGACACGAGAGCCGGCGGCGATCCCACGGGCGGCATCCATGTGTAGCCGAACCCGCCTCGGCCGCCTCGGTACTGGTCCCAGTAGCAGTCCCGCTGGCCGACGCCACGCAACGCCCACAGGTCATAGTGAGCCCACTGCGGGCCGTTGCCGAAGTCGTACTGAAACAAACTCACGCTGGCCATGCCGTAGGCACCCTGCTTCTCGACGAGACAGCCGACGCCGTTCACCAGCCCGTGCTGCGAGAAGCCCGCCCACAGGTCGAAGTCCATGACGATGACGTAGTCGGAGCGTGACGCACACTGCCGCACCCACTGCTGACAAGCGTGCCGGTACTCGGCGAGTGCCACGGTGCGGCGGCCGGCAAACTCACCCGGCAGGTGCGGTCGGCCGAGCATCTCGTAGTGAAACGTGGCGTGGCTGTGCCGACGGCTGAACTCCGCCAGCACGTCCAGAGTGTCGTCCGTGCAGTCGTTGCTCTCGATGTGCAGCTGCCACGACTTGCAATGCTGGCCGAGGGCCTCGACTCGCCGCAGGTTGTCGGCCAGTTGCGGGCCGCAGTTGCGAGCCAGGCCGACGACGGCGATGGACGAGTGCCGCAGCCGCTCGAGCCCTTCGGCGTGGCGGCGGTCGAACTCCTCGGCGAAGTCGGGGTGCGGCATCCACAGGTCGGCATCTAAGTCAGGCATACGGCACTCCTCGCTTGCCGCACAGGGCGGCCGACACGCTCCACGGGAAGTTAGTGGACCGCAGGAACTGCCGCACTCTGTGCATGTACTCGGCGGCCTCGGGACCGGCGCGGTGCGTGTGCCCGTAGCCAGCGGTGTCGTCGGTGAACACGGCCCCGTCCTGCGGCACGTACACAGCCCCGGCGGTTCCGGCCACGACGCTGTAGGCGATGCAGTCGCTCCACGGGCCCATCTGCCACCATTGGGTCGGGCCGAGCTTGAGTAGCCACTGCAACTGGATTGCCGCCCCGATGCCCGTCTCCGTGGGCACGGGCCACTCCCGCAGCCGGCGGCGAACGTCGGCCGGCGTCATGGTTGTCGTTGACTCCAGCCCGCAGCCGACGTGGCCCACGATCTGCCCGGCCGGGTTCGCAACTTGGTAGTCGTGGAACACCACGGCGGCCGTCGGGAACCGCTCCACGCTCTCGACGATGCCGGGCAACAGGCGGTCGTCGGCACCCATGCAGATGACGTGCGAGCCCACGAGCGACGGGTACACCGTTGCCGCAGCGGCTTGCCAATCTGCTGACTTCTCACGGTGCCGCACGTAGCGGATGCACGGGTAGACGCCCTGCAGCTGCTCCACGATGCCGGGCGTGGCGTCCCTGCTTGCGTCGTCGATGACGACGACCTCGGCCGGGTTCTGGCACGCAGC